GCTGGCATGGGCGGTGAACCTGACTCGCAAGCCAGAAACATATGCCCAGGGTGTGATTACCTTTACCCGTGAGGATGTGAATTCACCTTATACCGTGCCTGCTGAAACGGTGATTCAATCACCGGCTATCAATGGCGTGGTTTATGAATTGATAGTGGATGTTGACACCCCCTTTGAGGCAGGTGAGGCCACGCTGGATGTTCCCTGCACAGCAGCCCAGCCGGGAACAGCCTACAATCTGGCCACTGGCTACTATGCCATTTTAAAAGAGCAGATTGCCGGTATTAGCAGTGTAACCAATGGCGATAATTGGTTGACCGCGCCAGGTACTGAAGAGGAAACCAATGATGAATTGCGCGACCGGATTCGCAACCAGTTTGGAACGGCCAGTGATTTTCATACGGATGCTGTTTACCGTTCACTGATCAGTGAATTCCCTGGTGTTAAGACGGATGCCATTTGGTTTGAGCATGATGCCCCGCGTGGCCCTGGTACAGCCAATGCTTTTGTGTTGTTTGATTTTGATGCGCCGGTGGCTAATTATCTGGCGGATATCAATAAGTACATTACTGATGATGGCCATCATGGCCACGGTGATGATTTGCAGGTTTATCAGATGCCTGAACAGGGGCAGGTGCTAACCGCTTCTGTTTGGCATGATGACTTTTTGACAGCAGAGGAGATCACCCAGTTACAGTCGGATATCGATGATTTTATTCGCTGTGCCTTTCGGGAGAATCAGGCTTACTCAGCCACGTTTACATTTCCTTATGCCCGGTTCAGTTTTTCCCGATTAGGCCGTGAGTTGCACAGGGAATTCCCGACCATTCACTCTGTTGATTTTGATCTCACTGATGTTGTTTCTGGCTTGTGGGTGCCGGTGCTGACTTCGCTCACCATCAATATGGCGGTGACAGAATGATTGATATCAAACTGCCATTTTGGCTGGGTGGTGAGTTCTTTTATGGGCTGCGAAAAGCTTCGGTTGCCTATTGGGACAGGATAGAAACATGGATCACTTGGCCACTGACTCAGTTTGATGCACTGACTTGCAGCGAGGGCATTTTATATCTGCTGGCTTACCAGCGTGATATTCAACGCTTTACCGATGAGCCACTTGATTTGTTTCGCAAGCGGGTTGCTTTGGCTTATGTCAATGCACGTGATGCAGGATCAAAAGCCGGGTTTGAGGCTATTTTTGCACGGCTTGGCGTTGGGTATTTGGAAACAGATGAGCGGGTTGATCCGGTTGATTGGGATGTGGTGTTGCTGCGATTGTCTGACTCTCAGATTGCACAAAATCCCGATTTGCTTCAGCGGATTATTCAGAAGTATGGACGCACATGCAGGCGCTATCAGTTGCAGGTTATTACGCCCATCACGTTGGGTGTAGAGGCTCGGTCACTGGGCCATCAATATGATTATGCGGTGGCGCGTGAAGTAGAGGCTATTTGGTTGGCTGATGTGGGTGCGGATAACCGAGCAACTGGGCATAGCTGGTCGGTAGATGTTGCGACACTTTGATTTATTAGAGGATAAATAGATGGCTTTTATCACAGTCGATGGTGAAAACAAGATTGCAGCCAAGCAGGGTGCAGCTGAAGTATTAACGATCACGCATTTTGTGCTGGCCAATATTGATGGGTTGGGTGCTGAGTCTGCAAACCGGGTTGAGGCGATGCCAGCTGCCAATGACATTATGGCTGAGCTGGTGGTTACATCATCAGGCTATGTCAATACCAATCAGGTGGTTTATTCACTGGTGATGGATTCAAGCATTGGTGACTTCGACTTTAACTGGGTTGGGTTGAAGGATGAAGATGATGTTTTGATCGCTGTTGTCTATACGCCATTGATTCAGAAACGCGCCACGGCTGGGGCTGTACCCGGTAATAATATGACGCGAAACTTTCTTATTGCCTATACGGGCATACAGGCTACAACGGCCATTGCCGTGCCTGCTGAAACTTGGCAGATTGATTTCACAGCACGGCTGTGGGGCATTGATGAGCGTGAGCGGCTAAGCAATTATGATGTTTATGGTGCCTCTGCTTTTTTTGATACTGGCTGGTCTGTTGTTCGCCAAGGGGCTACCACAACTTATGATGTTCTGCCCGGTATTGGTTATGTGGGTGGTATTCGTATTGCTGATGCTACCACTCAGGAAATCACCGTGGATGGGCCACCCAAAGCCGTTTGGCTGGATGTCTCTTTGCAGGGGGATATATCAGATGTCACGGCAGTTGTTGATTTTGTTATTGATAATGTGGGTCATGCTGATTACACCGATGGCAATGGTTTTGATCATTATCTAACAAAGATTGCAGAGGTGGCTGCTGATGGGTCGGTGACTGATTTTCGTGTATCAGCTGATTATTTGGCGGGCCATGAGGCTGAAAGTGATCCGCATCCACAGTATCTGACACAAGATGAGGCTGATGCATTATATAAGGCAATTTCAACAATAACCGCACCAACAGGCTCAGTGACTGCAATACCAGTTAATAGTGTGCCTACTGGTTATCTTGAATGTGATGGTGCTGCCATTAGCAGAACGACATATGCGGCTTTGTTTGGTTTTATTGGTACGACCTATGGTGTTGGCGATGGTGCCACAACTTTTAATTTACCTGATTTACGGGGTGAGTTTATCAGGGGCTTTGATAATGGGCGTGGTGTTGATTCCGGGCGTGTAATTGGTTCAGCTCAGGCGGATGATTTTAAATCTCATTCACATAGTTTTTCTGTTTGGGATACAGGTGATGATGCCGGACGTGTTGGCCAAGGTGGTGCTTTGGATGAGCAGACCAAGCCGACAACCCTAATTGGAGGCAATGAAACTCGTCCACGTAATATTGCAATGATGTACTGCATTAAATACTAATTGAGGCTAATAGAATGACAGATATATATCACTTCCATCCTGCAACTGGTGAATATCTTGGTAAGAGTAAAGCGCGCCTTGATCCCATTGAAAAAGAGCCATTAGTACCGGCTAATGCAAAATTAGTAAAACCACCTACTACAGGGCAGAATGAAATTGCCATTTCAGATGGTGAAGGTTGGATGGTTGTTGGTGACTATCGTGGGTGGACTGGCTTTGATGAGGCTGGTATTGAGCAAAAGATTGAACAAGTTGGTATTGATCCTGATGAATTATGGACTATTGATAAACCGTTTATTTTTGCTGATGCCAAGCTGACCGCTGAAAAACGCATTGAGTCGGCACGCAATGAGGCTATTGTTCAGCAGGTTGTCAGTAATGCATTAGGTGCAGATCATATATACAGTGCTAAAGCTGAAAACAGGCAGTTTTTAAATGATCTGATCACTTTGGGCAATGGCGGCAAATTCACTTGTATTGATGTTGATGGTACTAAGCTTCGCCGCATGCATACACATGCTGAATTGCTGGCATTGGCGGGTGAGATTGAAACATATATTTCAGCTCAGTTTGATCATTTTGAAACCAAGCTGACTGATATAGCGGTTTTGCCAGATACAGCCACCCAGGCTGACTTTGATGCAATTGTCTGGTAATGAGCTGGTCTGCTTTAAACATTCAGCCAACGGCTATGGATGCAGCAGGGTTGCTTGCCAGTTCATTAGATCGATTATCAGTGCGTGAGGTTACACCCTGGAGACAGGGTGTTGCTGATGTTAATGGCCATTATGGCCATCTCTCTTTTCCTAATGCTGTTGAGGCTTTGAGTCAATCTATTGATGTAACTCAGTCTTGTTTTGCACTGGGTATTGCGGCTTCTTCTCTCTCTTCATTTATTAGCCAGTGTGAATTGTTGACGGCTGTTTTTCCCTTTAAATTGATTCAGCAGTGGCAGCGACGCGCTACGTTATTAAAGCCATTGGAGGTTGATAAATATAAGTTGCCTGTTGCACCTGGGCCAATCAAATTACAGGCGATGCAATCGAGTGGGTTGCCAGTGGTTAATGAGCTGCGTGGTGCTGCTTTGCAGCAGACAGCAAAGGCGGCTGCTTCAGCTTTTGATAGTACTAATCCTATTGCTAATTTAACGGCTTTTCAGACTGAGAAAGCAGCCAGTGATGGTGCTATCGATCAGGCTGTGGCCAATATTAATAGCCAATTGAGTGGCGGGGCTGGCTGGCGTTTTTATGCAGAGGGTGATTTGGCTAATGCATTAACGGTTGGTATGCCTGGGCATGATCAGCCATTGACGGCCATTGTTCTTTTTTTGGGTACACCGGCTGAACTGGCTTTGTTGAATGAGGTTTTTTCGGCATGAGTTTGCTGCTTGGTGATGTAAAGATTCCTGGTTATGACCAGAAGATATCTGCGACTTTATCCATTGCTGGTGAGGATATGTCGGGCAATTCATCATTCACCCCACAAGCTGAGACAGGTTATAAACCAAAACAAATTGCAGTGGGTACGCATATCAAGTTTGAGAATCAGGCTGATTTGCGACTGATTGTGGATTTGGCTGAAGCGAAAAACAATGTTGATGAAAAGGAGATCTATCGCATTGTTAATGACACGGCCAAAGGGATGAATATTCGACAGGTGTGCTTTCAGGGTGATTTGACTGTACGCGAACTGGATGGGAAACAGGCATGGTCTGTTAGTTTTAAGTTGATTGAGTACTTGTCGACTGCGGAGAAAAAAGAGAGAAGAATTAAGCCTAGGGCAGTGACTGAGCAGATACCCAGTGGTGAGGTGCTTTACAAAACACCAAGTTCAGTTGATCAGGTGAAACAGATGATGATTGATCAGGTGGCTGCTGAATTATTGCCTGCTGTGATTCCGACTTCGATATCTGGAATTAAAAACATGATTGCACAAATCCCAGGTGCCCAGCTGATCAATAAAATACCTATTTCTATCGAGTTGGTTCAGGAGATGGCTATTGAACAAATTCTTGATAGTGATGTGTTGAAAAAGCAATCTTTTGCTATGAGTGAAATTAAGGGTTTATTGCAGGAACATGTTACTCAGGGTGCTTTGCCAAGCAAGTTGCCCACGTCAATTCCAGAGATGAAAGAGCTGGTTGTTAATCAAATAAGCAACAGCCCTATGTTGTCGAATAAGTTGATTTCTACAAATCAAATAGAGCAGGTATTGACTGAGCAGATACCTGATGAATTGTTTGAGCCAGAAAATCTGGTTGCTGCGGTAGAGACAGGT